AGATCGGTTGTAAGCGCCATCTGATGCTCAACGAGCTTGCGTCCGGGCTTTTTGATAAGCGCGTCGAGCGTTGGCTTAATGAACTCGAACTGCGCTGGCAAGTCCTTACCTTCGCCGATGTACTCCTCTGCAGACTTGTGTAGCTCTGTTCCGTACAGGGTGGCAACGGTCTCAGTGAACTTGTACTTCTTGAGTACCCGCACCTCTTGGTACTTCTTAGGGCAGCTTTCGTAATCCTTGAGCGCGGAGTGCGACCAGACAACTTTAGTCATGCCTATTTACCAATCGCAGCTTTAATTTACACCAGTGCAGAAACAGAGGCCACCAGCAATGGGACATGGCATCCATACGTTTATACGTATCTGTAAGCTCGTTCATCGTTTCCATGTGCATCAGGGCCAAGCGCTCGTACGCCACCTGTATTTTGTCTTTTTCCATTAAAACCTCGCAGAGTCAATGGCTTTCGATAGCCGGTTAGCGAACCCAGTAACAAACACTTCGTCACGGTTGAGGTTGTTTCGCCCCATGTCATGCAGAATTGCGTGAACCAACTCGTGCCAAAACGAATCCCTAACCTCTGCGCCTGCAAGCATACGACCCGTGTGTGGGTGACGCGATGCAATCGCGATGTGTTGGCTGTCGTAGTGGACATTACCTATGATCTTCTTATCGAGCATGGCCTCCACGATCTCGACGGAGTACATCTTCTTACCTACTCGCATGCGCCTTGGAAACTGCGCTTTTAATTTTGTTGGCATAACTTCTCCTATCCTTTTGCTAGTCCATATCTACGGTGCGCACCACCGTCAGCGGCTAGGGGAATCCCCGGCAAATACTTTGGCTCCATGACCATTTGCGCCAAGACCCAAGTCTTAGCGTAAGCAACCTGTTCGTCAGGTACAACTGCAATCTGCTCATCATGAACAGTTCCAGCCACAAAATATTTTTTAGATACCCGTAGCATACCATCAGTCATGACGATCCGTGCAACTGCTTGCGTAACATTGTTGGTTACTTTCCCTGCGTACAGCTTGGTAGCGTCGTCTCCGTACACCCAGTTAAACTTCTTTGTAAGGATGCCGTCAGCATCACGCTCGTACTGCTTGCGTAGGTTGGGGTACTTCAGGCTCATGCCGTTCGGCAGCACGATCTCCTCCTTGCGGAAGGTGAGGCACTTGTAGGTGTACTCCTCGCCCTCGTACAGGGATGAGTTGATAAGCCCCGAACACATTTCCCAAAACGTCACCACAGGATGCGCTGTTGCACGGTAGATGTCGATGATCTTCTTGGCAGTAACGCAGTGGATGACCAACTCTTTCATGGTGCAGATGTGCGGTATCTCCAGCAGCTTCTTGACGTTATCTTCCCAGCCCAAGAACTTGTCGATGTACGCCTGCGTAACGCCTAGCTGCCGCCCGTCTATCTTGGTATAGCGTAGCGGTGGTGCGCCAAGGAACCCGACCAATAGCTGCTGAGCGAACGATGCCCACCCAAGCCCATACCCTGCACCAAGCAGAGCCGACTTCGCTGACTGGCGATGCACTGGGTGGCTGTCCTTGGTCATGCCCGGGATGTTGAACATCTGCGCTCCGAACTGTGCGTAGGCATCCTGACCCGAACGGAAGATGCTCAGCAGGTCTTGGTAGTCCGCTAGCCACGCCAGCACACGCGGCTCGATCTGAGACAAGTCACCCACAACAAGCTGGTGTCCAACAGGAGCCATGATCGCCTTGCGTAGGAACGACCCACGCTTTAGGTTCTGCATGTTAATGGCGCTTCCCTTGCTAGCCGTCCACCGCCCTGACAGTGCGCCGTAGTACGACAGCGGCACAGGTAGAGTACCCCGACCTGCGATCTCAAGGAACCGTTGCGCTCGAGTGCGCTCGGTAGTGGACTTAACCTTGAGCCGTGCCTCGCATAACGCAGCAGCATCCTCGTTGTCCCCGTTGAGCATGGCTTGGAACATAGCATCCGTCTTGGCAAAGGCGAAGTTCATACCAATAGGCTTAGGTGTCTTAGCCGTTGGTTTCTTTTTCTTCATAGGTGGTGTTATGCCTACGGCCTTCAACAACTCAGCGAACTGTCCGTTACTTGCCAGCGCAGCATCCGTCACACCAAGGCGTGTCAGCAACTCCTCACGCTTTTCCTTCTCTTCTTCCAGCGCATTGACTAGCATCAGCTTATCAAGCACCAAGCAAGGCTGCGTGTACATCTTCAAGGTCATGTCGATGAGCCGTAGTTCCGATGAAGGGTAGCCCGCAACGAGTCGTTGGAATATCTGCTCGCACAGGTATACGTCATGTTGACAGTAAACAGCAAGCTCAGTCTCCACGGCCGCTGATATTTCAGTAAGTCCGTCTGTCGTATGAACGGCTGTCCCTTTGGGGGGAAGACCAAAATCGCTTGCGAGTCTCGCGAGTGAATTGCCAACCTCCACGCCGCGTAAAGCACGCGCCATTGAAAGTGTATCGAAGATGAAACAGGGCTTGACCCCGTATCTCCACGAGAGTACGGACACGTCAAATTGGGCGTTATGCGCCAAGACTGCTGTTCGCTCCCAGTTGTATGTTGATAGGATTCGATGAAGCTCATCTCCTCGATACCATTGAGTAACTGCGTCGCTTCCGTATACATGGATGCAAGCTCCGAACGCTCTAAATTTATCATCACGTACATACTCCTCGTTTGTTATTTTCGACAGCGTGTACCCGCCTTTGCTGTCCCAATAGGTTTCAAAATCAATCGTCAGTATCTGATCGTATGGTGCGCTCATTGGTTTCCTTTTAATTTAATAGCCCGCTTTCGGGAGCGCCTGACATCATCTCTTCGTGCAACTTAATAGCGCACACGCCCATCAACTCGGATGCTTCCAACTCGTCCAAGTTAACCGCCATGATCTCCACATGGCCTTCGTGCTTTACCACTATCAGCGCTCCGTTCTCATCACCAACAAAGCCGCGAGACAAGCGCTCAAACAAATGAATCATGGAGTCCCTGCGCTCGGGAGTCATCTGTAGTATGCGGCTCTCGATCAGCGTTCCAATAGCGTCGAACTCTTTTGCATCCATTCAATAACCTCCTTCACCTTGTAGACGTTAGTCTCGTTGATGACGGTGGCATAACCGCCGTTCTTTAGTATGGCTGCGATCTCCCGATCTTGCAGCGCTGTCGTCTTACCCTTACCCGCCTTGAGTTCAAACGCTACGAACGTACCGTCCACGCAGCAGATGATGTCCGGTATGCCCGCACGACCGAAGCCGTTAGCCGCAGGCATGAAGTAGTACACCCCTGCCTCGTCAAGTATCTTCTTGACGGCCTTCTTTACAAGTCCTTCTGGTGTCATTTCTTAGCTCCTCGTTTTGGTTTAAGCGCAGCGATACCAGCATCCGGTTCATCCACGGCTTGGGGTTGTCGTTGTTCCATGAACTTGTCAGCTATATCAAACGCCGAGTCCACTATGAGTATGTCTTCTCGGCCACGCATCAGCAGCCCCGCCATAGCGAACATGGCAGCTAAGTCCCGTAGGTTTGTGTCGTGCTCGTTCATTTGCTAGCCTCCCAAAACAGGCGGCGTATCTCGTTGAGCGCATCCTTCAAGTCACCTTGGAGTTGTTCGATGTGGTCGTGTTGCTCTTGCATCTTGCGGTAGGAATCCTGCGCGAACTTCGCTAGGTTCTCGTTGTTCCATGCGGCAAAGTTTGGTATGTCGTTCATGCTTTTCCTTTCGTTTTAGGTTTAGGGCAATCCTCGGGCGGTACTACTGCGCACCACACTGCATGGGGCGGCTCGTGGACTACTGGATGCCATCGGTCAATGTATGTGTCCGGCATGTTCTTCAATGCGTTACGCACAGAGTCCGGCCTCATTTCAAGACGCTCAGCTATTTCTATAGAGGTAAGCCCGTCGTGGTATTGGTGCAGCAGCCTGCGGATGCTTGGGTGTGTTGACCTACTCATGTGTTCCCCTCCTTTAGCCATTCTTGAATACGCTTAAACGCAACTAAATAATTACCATGCTCGGCAAGCCGTACAGCCTCCAAGAATTGCGCCTCCGTCAACCCCACCCAAGGGCGTTGGTAGACTTGGATGTCATCGTCTTCGTCTGCAATGTATCCCGCACTTGTGAGAACAGTGCGCGGTTTTAATTTACCGTCTTTCATGTGTTTTTGTCCTCAAGTAGGGCGTCTGCCCACCGTGCGCCTTGAACGAACCCCTGTACAAAATCTGGCTCGTCAGAAATTACCTCATTAGATATCTCCTGATGCGTCAGCCCCATCCAAGGGCGTTGCTGTGGGGTGGTGTAGAGCTTGTCCCATGCCTTCAACTTCATTTGCTGGTGAGGAATTAGGCGAACATAACCAATATCATCATCCTCGCAAAAGACACCCACAGGCTCTTGTGCTGGCTGTGCCAAGGCTGCTTTGATGGCGGTAATGGCTTCAATTGTTTTAGGCGGCGTATGGTCAGACCAGTTATCCCAATGCTCCAACGCCTCAAGCGCAAGTTTCAATGCTTCTTTCATTCCACCACCTCCTGCTTTGCGGTCAATCCTTCAAGGCGTTTAATCCGTGCCACGTTGTAGGCCACGATTGCGGTGTGGTACTCCATGCTTGACTGATGGCGCAACTTAGTGCGCTGCGCTTGTATCAGTTCCTCGGCGATTAACTCGGCAGGGGTCGGCATTACCCAATGGTTTGTAAACCATGCCCATACATTTTTTAAGTGGTTCATTTAAATATGCTCCTTGTTAATACAGTTTTAGTTGGTTCGCACTGCTTAGACTGCGCCTTGGTATCACTGAAATAACCAATGGCAAAGCAGACGGCGACGAACGCCCCTACGCATTTAACAAACGTCATCAGACCGTCCCAAAATCGCTCGAACACTGTCGGGGTTTCTTCGTCTTCAACCAATTGAATTTTTATCTTGCTCATACATTTACCTCCAAGTCTTCACAGAATAAAGTTTTGATTCGATAGGTGCGTGTCTTCAGGATGTAGTCGATGGCATCGCTCGGGCTTGCCGCATACACCATCACGTCATCCACATGGTTCTTACACGCGCTGAAAATAGTCACGATGTAGTTTTTCATACAGACTCCCCGAAGATGGCCTTGAGTTTCTGCATAAGAACTTTGGCTTGGCGCACGTTCAGCGTGTCGATGTACTTGTCCATGTCGTCTGCTGTGCGGTGCATGATTAGCTGCGCTCGCTTCTCTACTGGCTCAGCGGGGGCTGGCTCTTGGCGTGGTGCTTGGGCACTCACCATCTGCGCTAGGCTCATGTTCTGCACCTTCTTAGCCTTCTTCGACTTCTTGCTCGAAGACATCTTCAGCGGTGCGTACTCGGTCAGGTTAGCGTGCATCGTGCCATCCTCCAGTATGCGCAACTGCCGCTGCCTAGTAAGCGCAGACAACAGTGATGCCGTGGAAGATAGCTTGTACCCCATAGCGGACAAAGCATCCGTAGCTTGTGCCCGTGTGCAGCCCGGGTTGTCCCGCACATAGTTGAACGTGGCTCGTGACACGTTGTTGGTGGGCTTGAAACCCTTCTGCCCCTTGGCCGTTAGGTTAGGCGCATCTTTGGCATCATTTTGCTCCCACTCGGCAAAAACTCTTTGTAACTCAGTTTGTATAGTACTCATTTGATTCTCCTAAAATTATTGACAAAATCAGTGTAGCGTCGTTAAGCGCTACACGACGTATACTCCCTCGATATTATTTTTCTATCGACCAACCCATCTTGATAAAGACCCGCTCGATGCTCGGGTCAGGTACATCTTGCGTAACGATGGTCGCCGTTTTTGTGGCCTTGCTAATCTTGATGACCGTTCCCGAACGTGGCACAGCCCACGTCCCCTCATCCTTAATCATGTTGACCAACCCCTGCGTCCACTGTACGCAATGGCGCATCCCTTCCTCTGTGTCTAAGTCGTAGTTCATGTTGTCCCCCTTATAAGAGCGGCCTGTCGGCGGTGACTTGCTCGAAATGGTTCTTGGTGCTGTCGATGAACATGGCTACCTGATTGACCGTGCAGTTCTCCACCACGTTCCATACGGTGATGTTGTCCACCATCCACTCCTCGACCTCCATCATCTCCATAATCTCATCGTAGGTAAGGTCGTCGGGGTAGTACGTCAACCATTCGTCCAAGGCAAAGCGCTCGGCTTTGCTAAGTTTGTTTTCTGTTATTGAGCTGTCCATGATGTCTCCTTTTGGTGTTGATGAAAAGTAATCCTGTGCTTGCAATAGTGCGGCGCAATCCAATCGAGGTTCTTCTCTTCGGCGTACGCCTCTGCTGCATCCATATCCATAAACCGTGCGTCGCTTACGCTATGCACGATAGCCTCGTCATCAATGAACTCGATGACCCCAAACAATATAAGTACCTTCATTTGCTTTCTCCTTTAAGTTGGTCTGGTATATCTACACCGTCAGAACGCAGCATCGCAATGCCCACACCCCACGGTACGTTGTGCGTCTGCTCCCAATCCTTGGTGTAACCGCTGTCGTTGTGCAAACTTATGGTGAAGTAGCAGTCGCTTTGCGCCGCGTCAAACACTAGGCGCATATCCACCGAGGTGTTGCCATCGTCAGGCAATGCGCACAACTCTTTTTCGTAGTCGTAGTACTTGCCGAATACTTGCAGCAATGTCCATTTGTTTGTTGTCATGATGCTTCTCCTTTGTTTGCCCACATTACGGATAGTTTTTCTGATACCACGTTCATCCACTCAGGGTGGAGTTCATACAAGGCAGCGGCTACGCTCCAGTTAAGGTCGTTCTCACTATCCATGTGCTTAAACGCTTCCATTGCTATTGCGTCTGTGTCTATCTTCATGATGTTTCTCCTTAAAGTTATTCGGCATATGCCA